TCAAAGCTACTTATAGTACTACTGGTAACGCCCTCCATGCCAGCAGCAGATGGAGTGTTAACCATCCAGCTACCAGTTGAGTCAGTAGTTTTTCTTGAACCAAGATAGTAATCACTTGGTAGTTGATTATAAATGTAACGAATAAATTCTTTCTCAGCTTTTTCATTTCCATAAACCGCAGAAAGAGCTGACTGTGTTTTAGAAGGATCAGCATTGCTAAAGTCATAGACAAGACCTTTGCCATCTTGGAACGTAGCGTCATATTGTTCTTTAACTTTTGAGGCAATATCTCCACCACGAACACCAGACATATAAAGATATTCAACAAGCGGAGCGTATCTTTGCAGCGCTTGCGTGTTTCCTTGAAGGTCTTTTAAATCATCTGTTGCATAAATAAAATCAATGCCCCCGCCACCAAGGGCGCGATTTAATTCAGTTCTTTTAACTCCGCTTTCATATTCCTCAAACTTGGCAGATATATCTGGGAGTTTATTTACTCCAAGAGACTGAGAAGAATAATAAAGGGCAGTTAATCTTGCGTTATCTTCATGACTTAAACCATTGTCTTTTGCTAAAAGATTTCTTGTTTTACCGTCAGAGCCTATAGCAAATGCGTATCTACCAAAATGCTGCATTAATGTTTGCATTTGTTCTGGCTGCATTTCAGAGCCAGAAGCAACAGATTGGAACCCAGACAGGAGTGATTTAGGAACTGTCCCAGCTTGAATTGATTGCGCGGCCATGAGTGAAGCTTGATTCGTAAAGTCTAACGAATCTTTGCTCATAAAAAATGAACCATCAGAAACACCGCTAACTGTACTAATAGCTAAGTCTACAGCTTCTCTATGCTTATCAGTGCCGCCTTGGCCTGTGGTTGCTTCTCTAAGAAGACCTTGTTGTTTTCTAAACGCAGCACCAGAAGCTTCAATATCTCTCATTGCTGGCTGCATTGATCTTAGAACTTGCTTTGTAACATCAACTCCAGCAATATCATTTGCTTGGTTTACTATACCAGCAATTGATTCTGGAAGTGGCTGGTTCTGGTCAAGCGCAGTAATAATCTGAGAAAGATTTTCAGATGTTAAGTTTGTTGATTGACCATCTGGTCCAACAAAAAGCCCCTGTAATGTCTTGGATGCAAGAGCAGTTTCCAAAGACGCAGCAACAGCAGCAGCGGTGTCTTGGTTTTTTAATGTGCCAAGATTATATGTATCTGAAAATTCTTTTGCCAAAGCTTCAGCTTCAGCAAATGTTCCTGCGCCTATAATAGAATTAGTAATAGAAGATATTTCTTCTCTGGCAGTAAAGTTTAAATCTCTAATACGATCTGATTCTGGGCCAGAGCCAATCTCAATCTGCTCACCAGTGGCAATTTTAATCTTGGTCTGTATGGTTTCGTTATAGCCAACAATGTTTCCAAGTTTAATGATACCATCAGCAGATTCTTTTTGAATGCCAGTAAGGGTTGTTGTGTCACGATTAATTAAAGCTGCACGGAAAGCAAGCATATCATCTTGTGATAAACCTCTCATGCCGCGCGATACTAAAGCGTCTGTAGCTGCAAGGATTTGTTTATCGCGGTATACATCCGCAGTTCCATTACCAGTAAATTTGCCGCCAGTCTGGTCATTTATATTAGAACCATAAGCACTGTTGATGTTATTAATTAAGGAATCAATTGCACCACTTATGCTGCCTTCTGCATTTCTAAATTGGTTTCCAATAGTAACAGCGCTAGCATTTGCTTCGCCAATTATCTTTGACGTATAGGCAGCATCATTTGCATCATCATAAATGCTATCAAATACGTTCATGTTGTTTGCTGTAGTAGCTGCACCATCGGCCAGAGAGTTTAATAAGTTTTGATCTGGATATTTAGCATCACCCTTTACTGCGTTGGCAATGTTTGCAAAGATAGATCTTTCATTATCATTAAGCTGGGAGCGCATTGCTGGGTCTCTAAGAGCAGAGGCAATACGACTACGTGACTCTTGAGGCAATGTAGCAAAGCGTTCTTCCATATAGACTTGGCCAATAGACAAGCGATATGAATCTTTTACTTTCTGTGCAAAGCCAGCTTCACGGATTCCAGTACGCTCATAGTCTAAAGCGGTTGCGTAGTCTTCCTCCATAGCAGCTTTAGCGTCATCTAAAATAGATTGATTAAAGCCTTCTTCCCTAAAGCGGCCAGTAATGTTTGAGATATTATCTTCAATTGTATAACCAAACTCTGCACCTTGTATTCTTTTAGTGCGCTGCTTGATTTGATCTGTAAGAACAATGGCACCATCCGCAGTAATGCGCGTACCGTATTCCATAATAGGGCTTTTATATGCTGCGGCAGCTTCACCAACAAGATCGCCAACAAAGCTTTGCATCATCTGAGAATATTGCTTTGGATCATTCTCATACTTAGATGCGTATTCTTTTGACTTACCTTTAACTTCATTCTCAAGCGCAGTGTAAACACGTTGCTGAACTACACGACGATAAGCGTCACGCTCTTCAAACCCCATAAACAAAGGTGTTTCGAGAGCGACAGGCTTACCTGTTCTAGGGTCAAACGCAGTAAGCTTAGATGGCTCAACACCCATAGCTTTATCTTCACCACGGATTTTTGCAGCCTTTAATCCTTCTTGTAATCCAATTTGACCAATCGTTTCGCCAAGCTGTGACATTGCCGCAGCAACTTCTTGACCCCCAGTATCAAAGCGTTGAACGCCCATTGGGCGGTTTGTGAAAGTTCTCTGCTGTCTAAATACTGGCATATATTAAGCTCCTGCAATTCTAGCTACGTCATACCCAGTGCTAATAATAGCGCTCATAGCTTTGTATTTTCCAGCACGAATAGCTGATGCACCACGTTGTGTTGCCATAGCAGATTGAATAGTTCTTGCTGAAGCTTCAAGCCCAGCTTGTGTTCCAAGTCTTCTTAGGTCTTCGCCAACAATATCTTTCTGTGCTTCTTGATAAGCTTTTTGGCTCATGCTTTCACCAGAGAAAGAACCAAACAATAATTCATTAGCTTCGCTCTCTTGATTGAACTGTGCTGTTCTATCTCGCATAATCTGGGCGGCTTGAGCTTTACCAATGGTACGATCAATCTCTAATTGAGTCGCCTCCATCTTGGATTCCCAAGCTTTTACATTGGCCTCATATTTTGCGGCGCTTGCTTTACCCATGCCGCCTAAAACAGCCATACCTACTTGAAGAAATGGAAAAGCCATTAGACTATTAACTCCGCAATAAGGCCATTGATTTGCAATGGCAGTGGTGACGATTGTGATATTGTGATCTGTGGATCACGCCCATATCCAAGCAATCTAAATTCTTTCTTGCCGCTAAACGGAGTAATGTCTTCTGATAAATCGTCGGTTACATTTCTAAGAACAAGGTTAGTTTCATTAACAGATACAGATGCGGTATTATAAAGATCAAGAATAGCGCTTGATATAGCACGATATGATCCAGTAACAGGGCCGTTAGCAAGCTGGGAATCAATTGGGTTTGTTTTTAAAGTTACATCAAACTCATAACCAATCTCGGCTAAATCAAGGTTAGGGCTTACTGTTGAAACATCAACCTCTCCACCACTAACTGTATACTTGCCAACGTAGTTGCTGCCGCTAATAACATCGACAATAGCGCCATCATTAAAGTCAGCAGACACATCGAATACACCTGATGATCCAGAATAAACAGAAGCCATGTCTGTATTAAAGTCTGAATCAAATTCGCATAGAATAATCTTATATGTCTCATCGCCAAGATCAAAGACAAGATTAGCAAAGACACGATCTGAAATAGAAACAGAAGACGCAAAGAAACCTTGAGATGTAAACTCAGTCCAGCCAGCGCGTTTTTCTGCACGATTAGAATTAAATACAGCAATCGTTCCATCAATGTTTACAGAAAAAACATAGCTTTCAGATCTATCAATAGCACCGTTAAGCGTAGACATTTCTATTGGAACTTTAATTAAATGAGGAGACAAGGAAGTAATTGATGTTGATGTGTAAGCGTTCTCGGTGTCAGTAAATAAGAACTCACGCAAAATGCGGTTGCCCTTCTGAACAAAGATTGTTCCGCCATCTAATATCTGTGGCTTTTGAAACTCACACCCATAAGATGTTTGGCGTTTAACTTGAGCATTAGTTGGTTTGATTGGATCGTTTTGGAATGCTGGGACATACAGCTCAGAAGAGTTTGAGAAGATATGTAAATCACGGCTAGATACCAAGTGACGAATTTGATTAATGTCACCAATGCTTGCAGTTAAATGGATGGAATCAGTATCGCTGCCATCACCAACATCAAAGTTATAATAGCGACCAGCACGACTTAACCAGATTGAGTCTGGCTGAGATAAGGTTCCAGCAAATGCTAAACGATTTTCATGGAATGTAACAGCTGATGGATAGCCACGAAGCGCAGAGAATGATTGCTCGTACCAATCGGTTGTTGGAGCTTTAGTTGTAATCTCAGGTCTGCCGCCACCAATCTCATTATCATTAGCAGTGCCACCGCAAACATAACCAAATTCATTTTCGCTATAAATGTTAGAAACAGTAAAGTTACCATTAATATTATTTGCTGAAATTCCACCAATGCCACCAGCGCTACTCATTGTAAATGCGTCACCAACCTTAAAGCCATGATCTACATAAGTAGCCCTTACAGTGGCGGTGCCATCAGCTACCTCTAAAGCATTAAGATCAAGCTTAGCTTCTAGAATGGAAATAATATTTGCTGTTGCAGAAGTTGTAGATTGGACAGAAATAATCTGAATTTCAGAATCATGGTATCTTAGAATAATACCAATATGAAATGAATTAGGATAGCTACCACCAACTTGAGAACCAGTAGTATCAAAGTAAGGTTGCGTTGTTGTTAAGGTAACGCCAGCACCATTTATAGCTGAAGCACTTAACCTAATGTCGCTATCTTGAAAGTTATAATACGGCTGATAGATTTTAGTATTGTCAGACTTAAAATCAAACGCATAAGTAGCAACTGAGAATGTCTCAAGAGATGTTCTAATAATCTGGCGAGGCATAAACAATGGATGACAAACAAACATAACGTCAGCTGCTTGAGTATAGGTATACTCATGCAAGTATTCATTTGTGAATGGCAAAGCTGCTGAGTCAACATCTAGTGTTACAGTATCAACTAATGATACAGACCCATCATTTGGATCTATTAAGAATACTCTAATCTTTTGATGCTCAAGAGAAATAATATAACGCTCATCATCTGAAAAGATAAATGGCAGTAAGCGGGATTGATGCACCTTGCTTGAGTCGTATGTAATGTCTGAGTAGTTGTATATCTTACGAAGCCCAGCGCGTTTAATAACACCGCCTTCAGAGCGTAAGAATAAGTTCTCAACCCGTTGGGCGGAGGCAACATAGATGGCAGTATCAGTACGGGATATAAGCGAAGGGCTGACTTCCCCAAACTGAAAGTTAGTTAGTGGAACTCTAATCTTCTGCATTAGCTGCGTCTTTCAGCAATAAACCGTGATGTTTGTAGTCTGCGAGTAGTTTGTTGTTGCGAGTCAAGGTTGCGCGCGCGCATCATTGAAAGCTGACTTTGTTGATTCATTAGCTGACTAAGCTGTGCATCCCGAGCTAGTGCTGCTGCAAAGATAGATGCAAGTTCAAATTGGACAGCCATAACAAAGTAAGATGGCCAATCAACTTCATCAGCACGATAAGTATAATCTAAAACAAGCTGATCGCTTATTGATGTATCAGCAAAGATCTTATTTCCGTAGGTCTGATATTCAATAATAAAATCATTAACGGTAACAGCGTGGGTCATAAGCCAGCCAGATGGAAGCTGATAAGCTGCATCGTAGCGGCCAGTAGGGGCTTCGCTTAAACGATTAAGTGTTGCTTGATTTGTAGCAAAGCGCCAACGTGTATTTACCAATGCAGATCTAGCTACATCTTCATACAAGTTAGAGGCAACCAAAGCCTCATTGTTGCCATCCTCAAAAGATGTAATAGGCTCCGCGCCGATCAAGATAAGAGCGCGACTACATACATCAATAGGGGAGTTAGCGGATGTGCTTATTACTGACATTTCTAACCTCTAGGTAGAGAATGGGGGCCGAAGCCCCCAGACTATTAGTTGTTGTCTAAGACTTCGTAAACGCCGTTTCCATCAATTACGACAGAACCCATCGACATCATAGATGTTGCTAGGTGCGATACTTTTTCTGGAACGTAGTTGATCTCAGTTGCAACGTCAGAGTTTACACCAAGACCAACAGCGCGTGTATGGTAAGCAAAGTTTTTGCCACCAGCTACAGCAGATGTTGAGAAGATCTTGAAGCCCAAGAACTCTTTCATTGTCATGCCACCAGCAAAAGGCAAGTTTTGTGGGCCTACATAATCAGACGAGGCAAACTCGGTGATGTTAAATAGGTCTGCAAAACCAGCGGGTGACATAGCAAGATAGCGCTGGCCATCTTCTGGAATGTCTGCCGAGCCAAACACTTCAAACAAAGCAAGTAGATCTGCTTTACCAAGAGCGCCACTAGTGTCAGCAATCTGAGTTGCATTAGCGCCAGCGTCCATAGCTGCGATAATAAGCTCGTCAGTTTTGCGTCCAAGAGCAGAGGCGGCAGATTCAGCAACAGCTTGACGCTCGTTGATATTGATCTTTAGCTCGTCAAGTTTGTCGATGTATTCGGCTGCATAGAAGTCAGCCATCGTTACTTCAACAGTAGTGTGAGCAAGCTCCATTGCAGTCACGTTGCCGTTACGAGCTTTAGTTGTTGCAGAGCCAGTTCCAATTTTTTGGAAGCGAGCTACAGAAGCGCTTACGTTTGTTGAGCGAACAGTGTTACGCAATTTTGAACCCATGCGCTGATAAGCCAGATGCACATCGGTTTCAAATTGCTTGATGAAGGCTGTGTCAATTGTATTAGCCATTTCAAGTAATCCTTGTGTTGGGTTAAAGTTTTTGCATCTTGGGTATCCGTTTTACTACGTCAGCGAAGTTATCCTCTCGGGCTTCTCAGTGCTTCACGGGCCGTGATGTATTATGTGAAACATTCTTTTGGTTAGGATTGCAACGCACAAATTCAACATAAGGCGTATTATCATCACCAATAATTCCCACAGGTTCAAAGCCAAGCCATGCTGCCCAGTTTAACATTGACTCATGCTCGGCCAGAATAGTCATGCACATCTTTGCTTCTGTTTGGTCAAAGAAGTTTATTAGCATCTTTGAACCTCGAGCAAGTACTGCCATGTTGTCCTTGATCTCTTTTGTAAAGAGAGCAAACATTTGAGGATGGTCAATATCATCGTGGTGCCACAAGCCGCCAACAAATATAATATTACCACCAGTTTCTCTAGCTAGGTAAGCTTCTGATTTGTTTACCATTTTTTCTAATGCTTCATGAACACTACTATGACCAAGCAACATTATTTCTCGGATGTTTTCTTCAGACATCAACTCGGCAAATTCATCTATATGCTCATGGTAAAAAGGGGTAAGATAATACTTACCCCTACTCATAATTCTTATTTCATCCATAAAGTTTCTTGAACCCCGCATCCACCTCTTTGACAAAGTTAGAATCTCTTCGGGCTGGATTCCAGTAACGCTCATCGCGCATCATCTCTTGTAATGTTTTAGTATCCATTGAGTTGGTAACATTAGTTTCAATTGCCATTGATGGATCTCGTAGCGCCTTTTGAATTGCTTCCAATGCAATAATACCTTCTGCGGTTTCACACATACGTTCTACTGCTGACAATGATTCCTTTGGGAAAAACTTCTCAGCAAACAAAGACGCTGCTTCAATTCGTGCATGAGAGTTATCACCTAGCTTCTTTGCTTCATCATCTATGTTTGGTGGAACGCCAACAGCGCTCTTATACATTTCAAGTCCACGTTGGAACTCAGAATGAGTATATCCATTCTCATGGCAATGGTCTGCCCATTCCTTTAGAAGCGGATTGTCAGCAGCTTCTTCATTGTCAATAAAGTCAGGCAGCTCATATTCACCAGCAGACTTAGGAACATTTTCAAAAGACTTCTCTTTAAGTTCTTCCATAACGCGATTTCGTATGTCTTCTTCTTTCTCTCCAAGCTTTGACTCAAGAGACTTATACGCTTTACCTAGCTCTGCTGGATCATTAAATTTCTCTGGCAACCATTCTGGTCTGTCTTGTGATGGCGCTGGAGCTTCAGTAGAAACAACTTCTGGTGCTTCAATAACTTCTGCGGTTTGTTCTTCAGACATTGTTCTTCACCCTATGTGCGTGATTGATACGAGATTCAATAAGGCCAACGAGATAACGCTGGCCCTCTAAGTGTCTAAGCTCTTCTGTTGTAACATTAGGCCCATGAACCATCTCAATGGTCATAGAGCGTAAATACTTTAATACTTCCTTACCAGTAGGCGTATTAAATATTTCAGCTACGTTTAAACTAATATGTCTATCTCTGTCTTGGTGGCGTTGAATCCCATCAATGCCAACATGAATAGGTGTTCTTCCCAAACGCTACTCCATAGTTACTGGGTAACAGGTGGTGCCGCTTGTTGTTGTTGCTGCGCCATCTGCTGCATCATTGCAACTATCTGTCTACGCTCTTCTGGATCACGAATCAAGCTATCTGGAACGCCAAACTTTTTAGCAAGATATGCAGCAGTCTCTTCAGAGTTAATTAAGACTTGCAACATCTCTGGGCCAAAGGCACCGCCAGCCACTTCTAAGAAACGTGCTACTGCTGAAATGTCTTCATTTGATTGGGCTTGCGCTAATGGAGAGACAGAGCGAACACGAACTTCTCTACCATTAACGGTTGGCAATTCAATACGACCCTGCTTCTTTAAGATATAAATAACACGCTGCAATACTGGCTGGACAAGCTCTGCTTGCAAGCGGCCAAAGGCTGCGCCCATACGGCGAGATAAGTCTGCCATACGTTCTGCTACTTCAGTTGCAGATGCAGGGGTTCTATCTGGGTTGCCAAGCATATCGTTGTATAGCGCACGTTTAATATTCAAACGCATATCACTTAGTATCAGCTGGGCTACATCAAAATTCCCAGCGGCTTGGATTGGCTGCAAGCCAGAAGACCCCATAGCTTTTGGAATGATAGATCCTGGAACGAGTCTAATTGTATCTGGGTTTATTACACCATCGTCTTCTATCTGATAGATACCAGAGATAGACATCTGAGCGTTCTCAAGAATTAGCTCAATGGTTAGGTTGGTTGTTTTAATTGCAGACAAAGCATTAATTAACGGGCCGCGACCATAGACTTCGCCAGCACACTTAGACCAACGGAAACAAATGAATGGGTTTGATCCAACGCCCTTCATTGTCTTTTGCATAACGACAGACTGAGAGGCCATACAAATAGCAAAGTATAAGTAAGCCTCCTCGTTCATTATCGAATAGTCTTTGCAAACAATCTCAAGAACGGTTGTTGTCTTATCACTTGAGTTCTTCATCATAGAGCCAAGCGGCCCTTCAAAGTTTCCATCAGGGAAAAGAATAGGCAATTGATCGAAGCGAATGCCTTTGCGTTCACGGAACACATGGTCAATCTTATCGTCTGGGCCAGTATCTAAAATAACATGAGGCAATGGAATTGCTGAGAAGTTCACAGGATTAATTGAATCCCCTTCTTCGCAAACAAGAATACCAGTACCGACAGCTAGATCCATAAATGATTCATGGACTTCCTGTGCAAAGTTTGAGTTCTGCAATACCTCGAAGACATAATCAGTAACCTCATCAAGATCGTTATTGATTAGATCACGTTCTTCCTTTGGGACTTCAGAGCCAGCTACAAGATCAGCCCATCGCGCAAAGTTTGGGACAAGCCCAGATTGCAAACGCGATGCAAACTCTTGAACGCCAACAACAGCAGTCTCATCAAATATTTTATCATCGCGCCTTTGGCCAGCAGTCTCATGATAAAATGATTCGCGCTGTGGCAAAGCATACTCATAGCACTCCTCAAACAACGGAACAAAGTTTTCACGCTTTGCTTTTGCTTTTGTATAGCGCTCCAAGTAACGCTTCGCTACAGGATCATTTATCATTACATAGGTCTCTTATCTGTTCCAAAACGGCTAGTGCCGCCACTTCCGCCAAAGCGGTTGAAGTATCCAACACCACCACCAGAGCTTGTAAACAAACTACGGCGTTGAGTTCCACCACTACGCATTACTTTGCGTTGAGATGCAAGTGTTGCAGTTTCCTGTGCAGCCGTAGCAGCATCAGTTTTCTCTTGGCGAATCTTATCTTGTTCTACTTGTTTCGCCGCTTCAGCATCAGCTTTCTGTTTAGCTTGCTCTGCTTCAGCCTTTGCTCTTGCGTCTAGCTCATCTTGGCTAGGACCGCCACCTCCAAAACACATATCTATCTCCTTTGTTGTTTATCCTCCAAGAGCAGAGAATGAAGAATTAATCAACGCACAATTTACATTCTAGCCCAAAGCCCTTGTCTTCGGTTGTTGTGCTGACGCTTAGAAAACACATCGAAGTCGCGTTTAGCCACCGTAGGCTGTGCGGGTTTCTGGCTGTTCATCAATGCACGACCTTCGCCAGCGCCTAGAAGAAGATACTGGCAAGCATCATGAACGTGGCTAAACATATTTTTATCAGGCTTATCGGCGTATCTCTCACCTGACACCTCCATGCGCTTGTAGGAGTATCCACCTTCAAATCCTTTAATGAGTTGTTGGCAGCGCCGATCTACTAGGAACGCACTCTTGCCTTCAACCATCTTAGTCAGTTGGGAGGAGACTGACTCGAGGCGAAGGTCAACGGAGTTAGAGGGCGCAGGGAAAGCACGAAGCCCAGCGCCACGAAGAATATGGAACGGTGTTGATTCATCTGTCTGTGCGCGGAAGTCACCAGCAGGATCACCATAGATAATAACATCACCAGCCGCCGCAAACCTAGTGGCTAATTCATTTCTAAGAACTTCAGCAAAACGAACTATGCCCATGTCTATAGCTACAATCTCAGATTGAATCAGCCATCGGCCACGAATCTTTTGCCCAAGCACAGCGGCAGGGGTAAGCCCAAAGTCTACGCCAACATATAGTGGCGCACCAGCGGCTATAGGTATCTCTTCTTTTGCGACGTGAACGTCTGGGGCAAACATTGGATACACAGGTTTCCCATCTTGGATATGGCCGAGTCTATTCATAACATAGACATCAATCCAGCTTTTAGTTTTACCTTGTACTAGATTAGGATAATAAGACTTCAGCATATTCTTTTGGTTCTCAGCAAGAGGGTTTGACTTGTAGTTGTCAATCTCACCCTCCTCAGTTTTTACTTCCACCATCGCAGAGGGCTGCGTAAAGAACTGCCAGTTGTCTGGTTTAACCAGCATCTTAGCTTGCTCCCTAGGTATATGGTCTGGGACTGGCACTTCACCAGCCATAATGGGCCACCAATGATCCTCCTCAGGCGCGTTGGTATCGGCAATAACCCCACTCCAAGAAGGACCACCATCACGCATAGAAGGATAACGACCCACACGCATCGTACAGGCATCGACAATACTCTTAGCGATTTCTCTAGCTTCGTTAATCCAGATTCCTGTGAGTTCCAAAGAAAGAAGTTTTTTAACGTCCTCGGGACGGTCAAGAGCCAAGAAAATAACTTCAAGATCTATGTCTCCTTTTCTAATGTGGTGTGTGTATGGAACAGACCAAGTGAACTTTCCCCATTCATTTTCGGGAAACCAATCTAGCCAAGTCTTAATTGTAGTCGTTCTAAGTTGCGGGTTAGTATTACGAATGATAGCCCAGCGGCTTTTCCTTATACCCTCAACAGTCTTCTGTTGCAGCAAGGCACGGCGAAATACTTCAATGCAACAACCAACAGACTTGCCAGAACCAACTGGCCCACGAATGCCACGGAAGAAAGTGTTGTCCTTCATAAAGGATTTTATCACTTCACCGTCTGGCTTATACTTAAAATCAATCAAGGTATTTGTATCCAGCCTGTATCATAGCAGAGGCAGACTCAGGGCCAATAGCTTCAATTAACTTATCAGCTTCGTAGTCATTAACAAATTCTTTCGGGTTGTGCTTGAGGTGAACCCTCTTAACAACAGCCCTTAACGCCTGACGCTCTCGCTGCGTAAGAGTATTCAAGAAGCTCATGGCCTTCTCTTCATCAAAGACTTCTTACGCCCCTCCACAGCATTGCGCTGAAACTCAACCTTGTTAAGCTTTTTCCGCCCAACCTCAGAAGCCAAAGCATTTGGATCTTCAGCACCCTGCTTCTTTAAACGCGAAACAAGTTTATTATAATCATTCATGACTCATCCCCCTTTCTAGATTTATATCTAGCCAATAAAGTCTTGGCCTTACTCTTAGCATCTGCCTTACTACTCGCACCCCATGCCTTTAAGCTGAGAAGCAATCTAGTCGGTGAACCATCAGGCTTACGCTCTGGCCCATCATTCCCAGACATCCTACTAAGAAAGCTAGCCTTCCTTCTTAGATCCTCTAGGCTTCTTGGCGACCCCTTTACTGGAGCCTTTAACGTCCCCTTCGAGTAGCTCGACCGCCCCTTTGCGTTCAATCCCCCCTCTGGGTTCTTCCCCTCTTTGCGCGTCCATGCTTCGGTCATTTGCTTTGATACCCCTCCACTTAGCAGCAGTTTTTTCTACGTCCAACATTACTTGCCTCCATTCTTAGAATACTTACGGTGCCACTCAGTTGCGTTAGGATCACCAGCTTCAGTCTTAGCAGTAGACAAACGCTGCTTCCTAGCAATGATAGCTTCCTCAAGTTTAGTAATAGAAGCTTTATGCTTTTTAATCTCATCAGAATTTTTCATACTCTGGACAGCTTGAACAGTTCTCTTAATTCCACTCAGCGTAGAGTCAATGAAATTCTTAGGAGCAACCTCAGACAAACTATCAGTCTTCTCACCAAGAGCCTCAAGGCGAGTCAGCAATGTTTGCTGCTGCTTCTTTAACCTAGACTCAGGCATTTGTGTTTCACCAACACGACGAGGCACAGAATACTTAGCCCTCGTATTGTTCTTAGAATCTTTTTCCATTCCAATCTCCTTCTCAGTTTAAGCGAACCTTAACACTAAAAATATTCTTTGCGAACCTTTTTGAAGAATAATGATTGTGGGGGACTACTAGCTACTAACACTAACCGAGTTTTGACCCCCACCCCTAGCTTGCTATCACCATGCTAGACCGTTTCTCCGTGGCTATCCTAGGTCTATCGTTACTCTAATGTCACCAGCAATCTGAACCTGTGATCTATCTATCGGCTTGAACCCTGCTCTATCCAGTATATCCTTGGCTGCTTCCAGCTGAACGTACTCAGATCTAGCTCCAGTTGCTAAGGTTAAGACCTTACTTGCAGCGACAGTAGCGTTCATTCCTAACTGCTCTGATACTCTCTGCATCATATACTGCTGCACATGAGGCAACCTTATGGTTCTGCTTGCACTGACTCTTCCTGATTCTCCGTCAGCGTAACCAGCTTGTGCAGCTGCTTCTCTCAGCGTACATCCAGTAGCTACAAGGGTATCAATCAACGCTGTCTGTCTACCTGTCAGCTTAGGCTTACTTACATTGCTCATGTTATATACTACTGTGGGGGGGGGGGGGGGGGGGGGGGGGGGGGGGGGGGGGGGGGGGGGGGGGGGG